AAGAGGGTAGATACAAAATTATCGGTACAGAAACTGATGATTTTAGAACACTTGATTATAATGAAATATTTACAGTGACCACAGCCGCCCTCAAGGAGGTAAGTGAGCAGCTCAAAGCTGAAAAAATTAAAACAGCGACACTCGAAACTAAATACGAAGAATTATTGAAGAGAGTTGAAGCTCTAGAAGCTCTGTAGTAGTTATTCAGGTGAATACATCGAATTTGAACAAGTACTACAGTATGAAGTTATAACGCGGGTGTAAAGTTATTTTATCTACAACGTCTGTGTATTTTAAAACATAAAAGTCACTCTCCGTGATATTTGACAATCTACGCTTTTGCATTCTATGTTTGCCATCTACCATGCGATATTTACGATTAGCTGGATTGGGCATATTTTCAACAATTATTGGTGGGTATGTGGTATCACAAAATTTATAACGGATACCACCACAACATATACAGTTGTAGCCAATATCTTGGTCTCTTAAGTCGTACCCTTTCCAAGCGATTTCATTGTGTTTTATAGTTTTCTTTCTATCATCGGTCAATAGATGTTCTATATCTTTTAACATAAGTCGTTGAGACTTATTATTTATTCTCCAGTCACCATATTCGAGGGATGCTATACATGTATGTGAAACATCAATTTCTGAAAACCAAGACATCTATATTATATTGGTATTAAAAACCCCAAACTTTTCCTATTCGTATCACTACCTACGAAGTGCCATAATTTACCTTCACGGGGTATAATAAATTTATTTATATGCCACCCCTTTTTATCGTATTTAGTGACAATTTGATTTGTTTCATTGTCAAAATACTTAAAATAACTTTTGTTATCTTCTTCGGCCCACGTTAAATAGATCCGCATACCGGGAGCATTGCTATTAGTATGCCAGCCACACCTACCACCCGGTTGATACATAAATGTACCGCGGTGTTCAACGAAGCTCTTGTTATAATGTTTTTTAAGTTTATCCATTATGCGAGCTATGATATCTTCGGCAAAAAGGGGTGTGTAGTTATATCTATTTGATTTTTCTTCTAAACTTTCTGGTGTCTGTAAATCTCCGAATGTTTCTTTCCTGACAATATAAAATTCTTCATCGGGGTCGGTGTTTATAATTTTATCGGGGTCTTGTGATTTTCTGACGTGTTCCGTCGAACTCCAGTCAAGCTTATCTAACATATCGAATTCGTCCTTGAATAGGATGTCCATCTATAAACACGATTGAATATTTATATAATAATATAACGTGCCATTTCGATTAAAGGGCTTAAACTGAAAAGGGGTAACTCAAATAAGTTGAATGAATGTTGTAGATGTGTTGGGATTTGCGAGTTCAATACTCATAACACTCATGTTTATCCCAGAAGTCATACACGTGTATCGTAATCAGGACGCGAAAGCTATAAATTACTCCTTTTTACACCTTAATCTCCTCGCGAGTGCGTTTGCACTCGTATATTCCGTGTATTATGACGTAGTTCCTATGACTATCACGAATGTGTCGGCGGGATTGTTTTCGATAGTGATGTATCATTTTAAATATACAAAGGAGGTTAAAGAAAATAGCGCTAGTAATAATGAAGAGGAGGTGTAACCTTTCTTCACATAAGCTCTTATAGTGTAGTGGTCATCACCTTGGACTTTGAATCCAATAACCCTGGTTCGAGTCCAGGTAGGAGCTTATCCGGCCTTAGCTCAGATGGAAGAGCAGCTGACTGTAGTACATAATACTAAATTTGCAATGTAAAAATTGTTATCAGCGGGTCACCCGTTCGAATCGGGTAGGCCGGACCATTCCTCCTTAGCTCAATTGGAAGAGCACACGGCTGTTAACCGTGGGGTACTGGGATCGAAACCCAGAGGTGGAGAGAATGCACCCGTAGCATAGTGGTTAATGCGCCTCCTTAGTAAGGAGGAGATCGCGCGTTCAAATCGCGTCGGGTGCAACAAACGGGATGACGCAGTGGAAGCGTGTCGGGCTCATAACCCGAAAGTCAGTTGATCGAAACAACTTCTCGTTATCTTTACATGATGTAGCACCATCATGTAAAGATAGCCATTTAAAAAAATAACCTCAATATATATAAAATGTCTGGTGGTATTGCCCAACTCGTCGCCGTCGGCGCCCAGGATGCCCACCTCGTCGGCCAACCTGAAGTCAGTTTTTTCAGATCTAACTATCGACGTCACACAAATTTTGCCCAAACCGTAGAACGCCAAGTGCTCCAGGGCGTTCCAGCTGCTGGTGGTATCTCTACCGTTCGTTTCGAACGCAAGGGGGATCTCCTCGGATACTGCTACATCACGCAGCGCACTCCAGCCCCTCTCAACAAGTCTGAATGGGCTGCCCGAATTAAGAAGGTCGAGTGGTTGGTCGGTGGCCAGGTCATCGACGAACAAACGTCTCACTTTTCTCAGTACATCGCCCCAACTATCCTCGCCCAAAACACGAGCAAGGGTCCAGATCGTTCCGCGACGCTCGAAACTCGATTCTATCCCCTTCGATTCTCTTTCTGTGAAAACTGGCAATCTGCGATCCCATTGATCGCGCTCCAGTACCACGATGTTGAATTGCGAATTACCTGGGATACTCCAGCGGCCACTGATTATGAAGTTCACGCGCAATACATCTACTTGGATACCGATGAACGCACCACTTTGGCGGGTACTCCACAAAACATGATCATCACCCAAACTCAAAAGTCTATCGCGTCGAACGTCGCCATGCAAGAACTCAACTTCAACCACCCCGTCAAGCTCTTGGCTTCGACTAACTTGTTCACTGGTGACGCACTCGGTATTGCCACCGGTTCTATGAAGCTCCAAATCAACGGTACCGATGTTACCGATTCCAAGCCAACCGTCCCACACTACACCGAGGCGTCCTTGTATTACCACACGGCGTCTTCGTCCGTTGAGGATGATGCGGGTAACTACTTCTTGTATCCATTCTGCCTCGAGACCGCGAAGTTGCAACCAACTGGTTCGCTCAATTTCAGTCGCCTCGACTCGGCGCGTCTCGTCTCCACCGGTGGTACCTTTACCGCTGGCCAAGACGTGTACGCTGTGAACTACAATATTATGCGCATTGAAAACGGTATGGGTGGTTTGATGTACTCTAATTAAATTAGACACTAATATCAAATGCTTTGGAAGTATTTATTTCTTCTAGGATTCGTGTTTGTACTCACGTATGACCCAAAATCCAGGACACTCGAAAAATTCATTTCCCCCATTAATCAGGAGGAAGCTACTTAAAAAAATTCAACGTTTCTATTACACAAAAGTATGATCTCGTTCGATAGAGAGACTCTCACTATTGTAGCTGTTATTTTGTGCATTGCGGCCACCGTTTACATGTACAAGGAGTTTACACAAGCTAAGAGTGATATCGAAGGTATCAAAGGTTTCTGTAATAAAATCGTTCAAGCGCACACACCACCACCACCCACTCAGCAACGTGTTATCCAAGAACACGATGAAGAGGAGGAGGAAGAGGTCGTAATCAATAATGTTGCCGAGTCCAAAGAAAATTAACATCTCCGAAGATTATAACTTGCGATCAGCGCAATGAAGAAATATAAAGCGATAGCGGTACCAGTAACATTTACGAGCGACAAACCCAAATTCCTAACGGTGAGAGATAAGCGCTTTAAAGACTGGATATTCGTGACCGGAGGGTGTCGCCGAAGAGAGATTTTCAATCCAATTCGGTGTGCCCTTCGCGAACTTGAAGAAGAAACGCGTGGTGTCGTTTCTTTGAAGAAAGGCGAGTATACAGAATTTAAATTTATAGTCAAAGAAAGTCCAGCCGTCGAGTTGGAATATAACGTCTTTGTGTTTTTTGTGAATTACACAAAACCCGAACAAGTTGATCTCGTTAAGAAGTTCAACGATGAGAAACAAAAGACGATAGCTAAAAAAATACAAAAACAACCTATTAAGCGTACGCACGACGAAAACGATTTCATGTCGTTCGATACACTCCAAGAATTCAGGATGAAGAAGCAATGGGATCGTATCACTAAAAACGTTCTCGAAAATCCAGAATTCTATGCGTGTGTTAC